CACAAGGCATGGGCAAGGCATGGGCAAGGCATGGGCAAGGCATGGGCAAGGCATGGGCAAGGCATGGGCACAACATGGGCAAGGCATGGGCAAGGCATGGGCACAACATGGGCAAGGCATGGGCACAAGGCATGGGCAAGGCATGGGCACAAGGCATGGGCAAGGCATGGGCAAGGCATGGGCACCTGGGCAAGGCATGGGCAAGGTCAAAAATTCAGGTTTTTTCAAGCTAAAAAAGTTTAATAAATTCAAATAGTTAAACTTATTAGTAATAATAACTATTACTGATAGGTGGGGTGGCATATTAGAAATCAGTAACAATAGCCAGGGCCTTATACTCTAAACCATAATTATTTTTTGCCATTTTCATTAAATTAATAATATTAAATGTATTATATAGCCTATACAGGAATTTTTTTTACCCCTATTTTAAGAAAATTAATAATTATAGAAAATAATAAAGAAATCAATAGTATTGACAATGGTTGGTATTGCTGATAGAAGTGAAAGAAGATAGTAGAATCATCTTTGTTTTAAAGGAGTGGTGAAGAGATGGGAAGATTCAGTCCCAAGCAAAAGAGAATTCAACCCAGCAGTAAGTTTGCCCGTGCTTTGGCTACTCCTGATGATCCAATCATTGGGAGTTTTAAGCAGTCGGTGATTGCCGGGGAGTTACGGCGGTATAAAGGGGCGGTTTCCAGTACGGCTAAAGCATTGGGAGTTGCTAAGAAGACTTTAGAGAAGTATATTATAAAGTCTAAGGTACTCAAGGATATTGTTTGTGAGATTACTGAGACGGAAATTGATTTTGTTGAGGGGAAACTGCATGAGCTGATTAATGCAAAGAATTTACCAGCTATACTCTTCTATCTAAAGTGTAAAGGTCGGGATAGGGGTTGGATTGAGAAAAACGATTTGTCTGTTGAAGTCAAGCCAATTACGTTTAAATATAATTTAGCCAAGGGGGGCCAGAATGCGGCCAAAAGGTCGGCCAAAGAAAACGCATAGCGGGGGAATTGCCGTTACAGATGTGTTTTTGCAGAATAAAGAGACCAAAGTGCCGGTGGTGGTCAATCGTGGCGGGGCCAGGTCGTCAAAATCTTACAGTATTATCCAGTTGTTAACTGAAAGGTTTTTTTCTTTGCCGGGACGACAGATTTTGATGCTTAGAAAGACCCTGCCCAGTCTTAGGAAAAGTACCTGGAGAGACTTCACCGGGTATTTGACTACTTTAGGACTTTATGACCGGGTGAAAGAATCGAAGATGGAAATGTGTTTTGCTTATGGGGATTCTTTAATGCAGTTTGGTTGTTTAGATGACCCGTCAAAAATTAAAAGTACGGGGTGGCACGATATTTTTATGGAGGAGGGGACGGAGTTTACTTATGAGGACTTTATTGTTTTAAGAACTCGTATGTCTCAACCCATGCACAAAAACCCGAGTGGAAAAGGGTATGTCCCCAATCAGTTGTTTATTGCTTTTAATCCTGAGGATGAGAATCACTGGCTGAAAGAAAAACTGATTGAAAAGTATGGGTCTGAGGATTTAAAGGAGATTATTTCTAATTATAAGGATAATCCCTTTCTCAGCGAGGAATATATTAAGGTGTTGACCGATTTGGAGAAAGACAATCCCAATTACTTTAGGATCTACGGCTTAGGGGAGTGGGGCCGGTTGGACCATGTGATTTATTCGGCTTGGGATGTGATTGACCGATTTCCTTTGAGTTGTGAGGAGATTATCTATGGGCTGGATTTTGGTTTTAACAATCCCAGTGCTTTGATTAAGATTGGGATAAAAGATGGGGAATTGTTTGAAGAGGAGAAGATTTATCAGTCCGGTTTGACCAATTCCGACCTGATTGTGGCTATGAATGATGTTATTCCTGCCGAACATAAGCGTAATTCCTTTGTTTTTTGTGATTCTGCCGAGCCTGACCGGATTTCTGAAATTAGTGATGCCGGTTTCAACGTAGTGCCTGCCGATAAGTCGATTAAAGATGGTATTGATATGGTCAAGCGGTTTAAGACCCATATTGTCCGGGGTAGTGACAATCTGCTGAAAGAAAAGCGGTCCTATTCTTGGAAAGTGGACCGCAAGACCGAGAAGATATTAGATGACCCCATTAAATTCAATAATCATGCTGTTGATGCTGAACGCTATGCCGTTCACACCTTTTTTAAAGAGTATGGGATTGGTCCTATGGTGAGGTTTTTATGATTAATTATCAAAACAGGGAAAACCGGGATTATGCCAGTATCGAGATTTGGAGACGTTTGAGTGAAACTGAACGTGATGACATCCTTAGCAAATTTCCCGATGCTTCTGATTTGACCGATTCCAGGGTCAAAAACTATCTGGTAGACACTTACAAGGACAAGCTGGTTGAGGTTGTGGTTAAATAGGGGGGTTTATGTGGTATGGTCCTTTGATTGAGGCGGTAGCTTTTTGTATAAAAATGGGATTTGCGGTTTTTGTGCTGGTCCATGGACTAAAGTATCTGGCTGATTTTGTTTTTACATTTTTAACTGAAGAGTTGGAGAAAAAAACTGAATGAACAGAATAGAAAAGGTCAGACAGGCATTTCCTACCGTCAAAAACATGATCGACACCGTTTTTCTCAGGAATGTGCAGTATGATGATATGTCAGGGGTGATGTCCAGCCCTTATGAGAAATCAGACCTTGTTTTTGTCTGTATATCCACCACAGCCAAAGCTATTGCCCAAGTACCTGTTATTATAGAACAAAAAAATAAGAAAGGGTGGCTGGCAGTACCAGACGATGATCCCGATCAAATCCTGATTAACAGTCCCAATCCCCTAATGCCCACCACGCATGAATTCATCAATGCTTTAGTCTCCCACCTAATGTTGTCTGGACACGTCTGGATGCTGCCCTTTCCACCACGCAGTCCTAAATTCGGGTCGCTCTGGTTAATCCGGCGGTCCAACATGGACTGTATCTTGAATGAAAAAACCAACCAACTGGATGCTTGGAAATATCAGCCGTCTAAGGATAAAACCATTATCTTGATGCCTGATGAAGTGTCTTCTATAAAATTTTTTAATCCCAAAAGTGATATTATGGGTATGGCCCCTATGGAAGCCGGTAGAATTCCTATCAATACCGATTACAAGGCGGCTGGCTATAACGAGAAATTCTTTGATGAGGGTGCGGTCCCTGGTGGAATCATCTCAACCGACATGAAATTGAATGAGACCAGTTTTGAAAGGATTAAAAAGCAGTTTGAAGACAAACATGCCGGTTACAGAAAAGCCCACCGACTGGCCATTCTGGATAGTGGCCTAAAATACACCCAAATGGGCTTGTCTCATAAAGACATGGAATTCCCCGAATTAAGAAAGATGAACCGGGAATCTATCATGCAGGTTTATGGGATGAAGAAAATCATTGTCTCAGTGACCGAAAACCTCAATCTGGCAACAGCCAAGACGGAAAGAAAAGAGTGGTGGCAAGGCACCAACCTACCTTTAATGAATATGATTGCCGAGGGACTGACTTTTCTGTTTTATCGGTCCAATCCCAACCGCAGGATTATTTTTGATACATCTAATGTTGAGGCTTTGCATGAGGATTATAAAGATAAGGTTATAACAGGGTCTATCCTTTTTAAGATGGGTTTCTCCCCAAATGAGATCAATGACCGACTGTCGTTGGGTTTTGAGACTAAGAAATGGCGTGATTTCTGGTATGTGCCCAGCAACGTAGTCCGAGTAAACAATGATGGTACTTTGGATACTACGGGGATGAACCCGCAACTACCTGGCCCACAAGTACCAGAAGAGATTGAACCTGAAGAGCCAGAAGCCCCTTTAGCTTTGCCTGAACTTGAAAAGACTAAAAAGCCAAAGAAACCTAAAGAAGAGGAAAGCATTGCTGATTTTTTTATTACCAATAAATCAGAGGGGTTTACTGAGGACGAGGAAATTATCTTTGGCTTGGAGTGGAAAAGGATATTGGCCAAATCTCAGGTTGTGGAATGGGAATTTGAAACTAAGATACGGAAAATTTTCTTTGAGATACGGAAGAAGGCCCTTAAGTTATTGAATCAAAAGAGTATTCAGTCTGTAGAGTTGGAAGAGTTTTTAGATGAAAAGAGGGCTTTAACGGTCCAAACAGTACCACTTTATGAGGCGGCTGTCCGATTGGGGGCTGACTCTATTATAAATGGATATGCTACCGGAATTGGATTTAATATAAACGATCCCCAGATTATCGAGTTTTTGACCAGCAAGCCAATCAAAGTTGGTCGAGTGGTCAATACAATCAGAGATCAGATTCGACAGGCTTTAATTGATGGTGTCTCCAATAATGAATCCATTGAGCAGATTGCCACCCGCATTAAAAAAGTGATGAGTAATGGTCATGGTCGGGCGATGACGATAGCCCAGACTGAGGTGGGTTCGGCAGTTAATTTTGGACGGTCAGTGGAAATTAGGGAGGCTGGATATAGACAGAAGAAGTGGTACACAGCTTTAGATGAGAGAGTACGTGCTGACCACAGAGTGATGCACGGTCAAGTGGTCAATGTAGACACCCCTTGGATTGTTGGCGGTGCCAGTTTGCGTTTCCCTGGTGATCCTAGTGGTCCTGCAAGACAGATCATAAATTGTAGATGTATTGAATTACCTGTTAAAGAATAATATCAGGAGGTTACTATGGCTTATGTGATAAAAGATGAGAGTGGCCAGCCGGTCAAACATGATGGCAATGAGGTTTTTGCCGTTGATATGGTTGGTTCAGTAAAGGCAATTAACAAGGACACCCGTACTTTGGTTATTGTTGGTAGTGATGAAACTAAGGATCGTGACGGGGATATTATCATGGTCAATGGTTGGAAGTTGGATAACTTTCTTAAGAATCCTGTTTTCCTGTATGCCCATAACCATGCCGGTGTCCCGATTGGGTCAGCTACCAAAGTGGTTCGTAGGAAAAACCCACCCAGGCTTGAGTTCCATGAGAAATTTACCAGCGAGGGGGTTTATCCCTTTGCCGACATGATCCTTTCCCTTTTCCAAGAGAAAGTGTTGAATGCGTCATCGGTAGGGTTTCTCCCCCAAAAGTGGGAAGAGATGGAAAAAGACGATCAGGACGATAATCGTTTCTTTCCTGGCCGTAGGTTTACCTCTCAGGAGTTGCTGGAATTGTCTGCATGTGCGGTGCCCAGTAACCCGAGTGCTTTGCAGATCAATTCCTTGGCCAAGACAATTATGGCCATGCCGTTGAATCAGATTAAAGAAATGATGGACCCGAAAGACCGTGATCTTATTCTTGAGCAATTAGCAGTTAAAAATATTGAGTTTGAGGATGAGACCAAAGCCCCTATGATTCAAGTGCCTGAGCAGATTGTTAAGGAAGAGGAATTTGTGACTGTCAAAGGGGAATTTGAAAATAAATCTATTGTAGAGGAGAATGGTGATATGGAAATCAAAGAATTGTTGGAAAGCATCTCTGCAAAACTGGACAAGTTGGCTGATTTAGACAAACTGGCTGATTTGGAAAAGTTGGATGTTGTTGTATTAGAGATGGCGGAAATTAAGAATTTTATCGCTAACTTGACAAAGACGCCGGAATCTGTTACTACTGAAGAAGTGGATAATAAATCCGTGTCTGACGACAAAACGGAGGATTTATACAAGGAGACCCTTAGTCAAACTGACAATAAGGAAATCCAAGAGGAAAAGGCCGATGGACTCTCCCCCGAGGAAGAGGAAATCCTTAAACAAGTTGTCTTTAACCTAAAAGAATCTATGAAATAACAAGGAGAGATAAAATGGATTATGTAAAAGAATTAACTGAGTTGATTAAGGGGATGTCCTCTTCCCTTAATGCGGTAAAAGAAAAACAAGAGGAAATGGAAGCCCAAATCATGTCCTACAAGGAAGCTGCCCAGCGTGGCTTTGTTCTCCCCGGTGGGGATCTTACGAACCCCAAACAGGCAGACTTGAAGGAATTCTTGGGTGATTACGACCTGACCAAACAGGGCAAACGGTTGATGGAGAAAGGGCATAGTGGCCACATGATTTCTGATGAAACCCGTCAGGAAATGGCCAAGTATTTCTGCCTGTTCATTCGTGCCGCTGTACACCAAGACCCTTCGGCTTATAAGAAATTCCATGAGACCTATAAAGGCACCACGACTGATGTTGGTGATACCGGGAACGTGTTTCCGATTGCTGATATCGTGGATTCCGAAATTCTGGCTTATGCCCGTGAATCTTCGGTTATCCTGCGGGATGCCCGTATCTGGGACATGACCACTGACAAACAGTCCTTCCCGACTGAGACCGGGACTTCCAATGTCTATTGGGGGAACACCACGGTTGAAGCTGCCCCGACTATTGATGAGGTCCAACTGGACGCTGACGAACTGTCTGCCTACGCTGCTGTAAAGAATGCAACGATGGCGGATGCCCGTTCGGACATTGTGTCTTGGTTGACTGAGTCTTTTGCTGAGGCAATGGGACAAGGGCTGGATAAGGCCGCTTTTATTGGTGATGGTGAGGGGCTGTATGGTGGTGTTTCCGGTCTGCTTTCTGCCAAGTGCGGGAAGTCTGTTGTTATGTCCGGTTCTACGGCTTTCAGCATGATTTCCGGTACCCATCTGTCCAGCATGATTGCTGCTATTGACGGTCTGCGAAAACAGGGTGCTAAGTTCTACATGAATGGGGCCATTCTGCACTTCGTCCGAAACCTGCGGGATAGCAACCAAGCCCCTATTTTCATTAACAACATTGGTGAGGCTGTTTCTGGGACTATTTGGGGGTACCCCTATCAAGAGGTAATCACCATGCCGTCTACCAGCGGGGCCGCCACCGCTTTTGTGGTTTATGGAAATATGAAGCACTTTGCAATCGGTCGTAGGCTCCAGGTTTCTTCTCTACAGGTCGATCCTTATGGCCTGTGGACTACCAACCGGACCAGGTTCAAGATCTACAATCGGTGGGCTTTGAAAATGGCACTGCCCAATGCGTTCTGTCGCCTCATGACCGCTACCTAACCGGAGCGACTACCTACCATGAGGACTTGGGTGGGGGAGAGTTTGAGCCCTCCTTCTCTCCCCCACCCTTTCTAAAATAAACCAAAAAGGGAGGGTCAAGGAGGGGCTATAATGGGAAAGCTAAACCGTAGAAATATTGATGGAGAGGAAATTATTGATGAAACCCAAGAAACCGAAGCCGTGCAAGTAAATGAGCCGATTAGGACTTCTCAAAAAGATGGGCCTGTGAGTATGGATAAAGTTCAATTAAAATGCACCAATTGTGAACAGGTAACTGCTTTTACCCGCAGGGTAGAAACTAATTTAAATTGTCCCCAATGTGGTAGCACCACCTTTTTTTCCCTTAGTGAGTTTCGCATGGAAAGTCCTGATGGTAGTATCGCTATTGGTTTACATGATAAAGTGACTCGCAGATCTGGAGTATGGAAATTGGTATGATGAAAATCTGCTGGGCAACAGGAAAAAACAATTATATCGGGAATGCTTATGGCTACAAAGTCCATAGTGACACCCTAATGAAATATGTTTCAGAAATTGCTGAGATTGACCCTGATGCTAAAGATGCTGTGATTATTGCTTCCTCAGATTTATACACTAAGCCAATGGCCGATAAGGTTAATTGGC